GGCGATTGCTCCAGCAGGGACAGCGCATAGAGGGCCGTCGCCTGCTGGACCGCAGTCGGAATCACCGTCGAGGGTAGGGGCCGCCCGAGGTGGTCCCGCTGGCCCATTTGTGGCCAGGCCAGGGCCTGCGTATCCGTAGCAGGACGGCCATACCACAGGACCTGGCTGTCGAGCAGATCGGTCGCCCACATGAGGGCTGCGGCCTGGTCAGTGGCATCGGCTTCCAGCCAGGCATCGGTATACAAGCGTTGTCCTAGCAGATCAGTCGAGGTCACGACATCGACATAGCTATTGGCCAGCGGACCGCCAGGCGTCGCATCCAGGGTCGCCATAGCACGTTACTCCCGTGGCGTGGACGGCCTGGATGGCGCCCGACTAGCACTCTCACTGCTACTCGGGGTCGCATGGGACGTCTGCGGCGCAGCGTGACTCGCGGACGTCGCCCGCCGGGGCGCACCCGTACTCCGACTCGCCGCACTCTCCGGCGCCATCACGACCACCTGCGCGCCTTCGGGGACATTGGCGAGGAGCGCCGCCTTCTCGTTGGCGGCTTCGCGCTTCTTGTCCCGCTCCTCCTCGGTGAGGAGTTCCGGATGGACCTCCCCCATGCCGCCCTGGAACTTGGCACGGGCTGCCGCGAGTTTCTCCGGATCCGGCTGGTCACTGGGCGGGGCATAGGTATAGTCGCCCAGCATGACGGCTTCTTTCGCATCGACACTGTGCATGACGGCGGGATTGCCATCGGCGTCATAGACTGTAGTAGGATAAGTTGGCATGGCCTACTCCTCTATAATAATGTATAGTTACAACTAACTTACTGCGATGAAATCATTCGGTTTATAGGCCCAACCAGCCCTATTGGCCGACTTCGCTAAAAAAGACCCATAAATAATAGAACTCGTCGCCCCTAGCGTCGCTGTCACTCGTATGAATTTCGAGTCATTGTCTTTAAAAGCAGCCATATCTCCGTTAATCGGGATATGGACACGCCCAGACGCAAGCGTGGCTGGCCAGGAATACGTCGCAATAGCCGTATAACTTCCCCCAACGACGTCACTGACTTCGAGGGTAAAGGTATACGTGCCCGTGCCGAGCACGCCCGAGGCATAAATCACCCAATCACAATTAGCGAGCATACGGGGGTAGAGGAGGACGCCCGTCGAGCTTGCAGTCGCCGCAACGGCGGCACCAGGAGCAATTAGCTCTGTAGCTTTATCGAATACTTGGATAGACACTAGTTTATTCCTTTCTATAGAGAGTATAGGGAGTTCCCGCTGTCATCGCAAGGGCATATCTGCTATACTCTAGGGGTTCGCTAGGTGGGGTCGCTCCCCTAAATCTCCTGTCCCTATCAACAGGAGGGCCTTGCGAACCAACCTTCTGATCCTGATAGGAGATCATCTGATGGCCCAGCCTGTCCCTGTCAATGGCATTGCGTGTATCTGTGCGTGGGAACCCTGTAGCAAAACGGTTATCGCGTTTCCTTCGCGTGTAAAAGCTCACCCAAAGCTGTATTGCTCCAAGCCCTGTTCGCTTCTTGGCACAGCTCAAGGACGCAACCGACAAGTGACCCTGATTTGCTCGTGGCCTCCGTGCAGTCAACCCTTTGCGGTCCATCGCTGGAAATTGCATACAGGCTCGAAAGAACGGTGCTGTTCGCGGTCCTGTAAAACGAGCCTGGTTATGTCCCGTATGTATCCTGGAACGTTTGCCGAGAAGTTCCTGGCACAAGTACAGAGGGGTGCGCCTGATGAATGCTGGCCGTGGCAGGGGCGCACAGCCGGCCCTGGTGGCTACGGGATGATCTATGTCCCTGAAACCCAGATGGATACCGGCGCACACATTGTTGCATTCTATTTTGCACAGGGGCGTTGGCCCTTGCCAGACATGAGTATTTGCCACTCGTGCGACAATCCGCCGTGCTGTAATGACGCGCATCTCTGGGAAGGAACGACCCTGGAGAATGCCCAGGACTCTATGGCCAAAGGACGTAAGCCTATGGGGGAACAGCACCACGCCAGCAAATTGACGGACCTGCAATGGGAGGAGATCCTGGCATTGCTGCACGAAGATACCCTGTCGAGACGCCAGATTGCTGCACGCTATGGCATTAACCATAAGAGCCTTACCCTGAGACTTAAAGCTCGCGGTCTATTTTTTCCCACCAAGGTTGGAAGGAGAAAAACAAGACATTCCTAGCCATAAAAGGCGATGGCGTACCGTAACCTATGCAACTAGTGCGCCATCTTTTATTCCTCTTAGTCTTGCAACACTCTTCCCCCCGAATACTGCAATAGACGTATACCATTCTATCCTAGTACGAAAGACAGGCTTAGATTCAAGCTCTCCTAGATCTCTTACATCTAGGCCTTGATTCTGTATTCCTATTACGCCCCCGTCCCCCAGTTGCACCACGTAGATACTCGTGGAAGCCGCCGCGCCACCGCCGGGGTTCGCTTCGGAGAAGGGAAGGATCGGTGTCCCAGTTTCGTCATCCTCGGCAATGAGAATCTCCAGCCCGTTATACGTCTGAACTCGTTGCCCCAGATTATTGAGTGTAAAGTCCACATTCCCCATGACCGCACTGTTACGTGAGGCTTGCGTCAACCGCAATGACAGTGCCTTATTCATGATCATATGGGTCGGCGAGTCGACCTTGCTAATCAGCGTGTCCAGCTTGAACAGCGACAGCGCATCCCCACCCGAGGTCGCGCCTGCATCGACTAACTGACTGGACCCCACTGGGATACGCCGTTGCAGGCCATCAAACTCCCGTGGCTCTGCTGAGCTATCCCCCTTGAGGAACGTCTTGGTCCACCGATGCGCCAGCGCTTTAACTTTCATACCCTCCTGGACACTGCGCTGATTGGCCCCCATCGTTTGCGTGATGAAGCGGTCTACGTCCAAATCGCCCCCGGCAATCACGAGCGATTCGGTGATGGGATTTAAGACCCCCACAGACTCCGTAAACCCCTCGTTGACGCCACGAAACCCGATTCCGGGTAACATTTCCTCACGATTATACTTGAGCGCATTGCCCGCAATCCCCTCAAAGGGTAAGGCACGGAGAATGTCTGAGTTGCGTGCGAACATCTCGACAATGGTATTACGGACGACATCACCGGGATTGAGCTTACTGGCTTCGATGATCGTCAGGGCCATAGGGTGGTTTCCTCCATAGAGTTAGCCAGCTCGCTCCCTGACGCACTGCCAGTGTGCAGAAGTGAGCGTGGCGCTAGCGGTTTTGGGTGGCCTGCCATTCGCGAAAGCGCGTGAGACGCTCCGCGGGATTGGTAATGCTGTTCCAGTCAATGGCGTTATTGCCTGGGCCATGATGAGCCGGGGCGCCACCACCCGAGGACGAGCGCCAGAGGTGGGAGGCTTCGCCTGAGGCTTTCAGACTAGCAATCCACTCTGCCGGCGTCAGGGGATGCACGCCATCTTTCCCGTACCTGAGATCATCACCGTTTTTGGCGACGACCTCGCCTTGCTCATCCAGGTCGGTAAAGACCGCGAGCCCGCGCTGCACGGCATCGACAATGGCCGGTTCATCCACTTTCGCAGTCGTGACGGCATTGAGGAGCGCGGTTTTAATACGGTCCTGGCGCCACTTCCGATCGGTCACGCTCACGGTATCTTTGAGTTGGGTAATTTCCCGTTCCATGGCCCGCGCCTGGCGCTCGTGTTCCGTCTTCATGCTCTCAGTGCGCCGGGCGACGAGAGCCTCAATGCCCTGCTTGTCATAGATCTCGGCATCGTCCAACCCTTTGACGCGGTCACGCAGCTTGACAACTTCGTCTGGATCGACACCTTCAAAGCGGATCTTCATGTCGGACAGCGACTTCTCGGTCTCGCGGCGGAGGCGACGTTCAGCGTCCAGCGCGCCCTTCAGTCCGCTCACGTCTTCCGCAGGGGGATCAAGCACGAGCGCCCAGCGTCCATCCCGTTCGCCGTAATGCTCCTGAAGTCCCTGGGGTATCTCGGTCTGGTTGTCATACACTTGCTTGAGTGCCATAACACCTCCCGTGTCTGGCAAGGAACGCTCTGCATCCCACAGAGCATCAGGCACAAAAAAAACGGCAGTACTGAATCACTCAGCACTGCCGTTTGCAGGTCAGGGACGGTGCGTCTAGTCTAGAACTAGCGCATAAATTTTGTTAATAGTCTGGATATCCCTGGGAGATGTCAAGAACTATTTTGGAACGCGCCCCCATAGACAGGGACTTGACACGCCGAGACAACCTGCCTATAGTACCTCTCCTGTGTCTACACGATGAACATGTGAGTAAAGATATTGTAAAGGAGCATTCTCATGCCGACACGCAAGGCACCTGTTATGACAGACCGTGCCGATGACACCCAGGGCAGCATTGCAACCAATGGCACGCTCAAAGATGCCAGCCCTACCATGACCATGGGGCGTATCGAGGTCCCCCGTATCAACATTCAGGAGATGGAGTTGGTGCTGATTGGCGATTCCCCGCTCATCTGCCACCGCTGGAGCGAGAAAGCCAAGCAGCAAATGCTCGACAAGCAGATGAAGCGGGCGACCGAAGGCAAAGCTGCCAAAGACCCCCAGAAAGATTATGAGGATAGTCTCTATCCTCACCCCGACGGCGGGTATGGCTTCCCATGTATTGCCTTTAAGAATGCCGGCGTCTCCGCCTGTCGTTTTACCGATGGCCTGAAAATGACCGAAGCCCGTGGCGCCTTTCACGTCATAGGCGAGATGGTGCAGATCGAGGGCACGCCGTCCATGCGCGAAGATACCGTGAAGATCGCCATGGGCACGGCCGATATTCGCTACCGCGCCGAGTTTAAGACGTGGCGCGTGCGGCTACGCATTCAGTACAACATCGCCGTGTTCTCCGCCTCACAGATTTGCAACCTGTTTAATCTGGCAGGATTTGGCGTAGGGATCGGGGAATGGCGCCCAGAACGCGATGGAAGCTACGGGCGGTTTCATGTGGCGGAACATGAAGAAGGGAACGAGTAGAGGCAGAGCAGTCGAGGCATGGCATGGTGCGGTACGGCGTGGTTTGGCGTGGTTAGGCCAGGCGTGGCCGTCATAGCGTGGCGTGGTGAGGTGCGGCGTGGGTGGGCATGGCGTGGTTTGGCAAGGCCGTTGAGGCGCGGTGTGGCGAGGTATGGCTTGGCCTGGCTTGGCGTGGCCGTCGTGGTACGGCAGGGTCTGTCTGGGTGGGGTAGGGCGTGGTACGGCGTGGCGGTCCCGGCCCGGCGTGGTGAGGCCCGGTTGGGCGCGGTGAGGCAAGGCGAGGCCCGTCGAGGCGGGGCTGTCGTGGTAAGGTGCGGCGCGTCTAGGTGGGGTGAGGCATGGTACGGCAGGGCCGGGTAGGGCAGTCGGGGCCAGGCAAGTCCTGGTGGGGCAAGGCCCGGCTGGGGTTTGGTTTGGCGGGGTAGAGCTGGGCCGCCGCGGCTAGGCATGGTGTGGCCCGGTGTGTCCGGGCATGGTGGGCAGGGTAAGGCATGGCTGTCATGGTAAGGCCGGGCAAGTCGGGGTCAGGCTAGGTAGGTCTTGGCAGGGTAGTCATGGCTAGGCAGTCGGGGCATGGTGGGGTTGGTATGGTGCGGTACGGCATGGTGCGGCCCGGTTGGGTAAGACACGGCGTGGCCGTCGAGGCGGGACGCGGCGGGGTGTGGTTAGGTCAGGCGTGGCCGTCGCGGCTGGGCATGTCGGGGTAAGGCTTGTCCTGGTAGTGCGAGGCCGGGTGGGGCCGTCACGGTTTCTAGGCATAAGGGTATAACTGAGAGAGGCACACATGGTTTATCAGCAAGACA